GCGGGGGACGCGGAACCCGCCGCCACCACGATCAGGTGGCGATAACCAGCGCAACATTGCCGACCGTCGCGGCACCGGTGATTGTCGCCGGCGCGGTCGCGGTCAGACCCGACCCGGACGTGCGGGCCAGGACCGCCTCACCCGCCAGCACCCCGCCCGACGCGTCAGCCTGTATGGCCGCGCCGATCAGGGTGGGCGGTGTCGTGGCCTTGACCATGACGGCCGCGTAGTACACCCCATCGGAATGGATGAGCTGAGGGGTGCTCAACGCCAACGTCTTGGCCGTGTCGGCCGCCCACGCGCCAGTGGTCTGGTCAGCGGACTGCGCGAGCAACGTTCCCGCGGTGTCGTACAGGGCGAACCACCAGTTGGTGGGAGTCCCGGCTGCCGTCGCGCCTGACTTGAACGTCAGGTTGGTAACCACGTCACCGGCCTGCAGCGGCAACGCGACCGACAGCATCACCTGGGTGGTCAGCGCCGACAGGTTCGACGCGACCGCCCACCGAGGGATGTTCGGCCGGTATGCCCCGGCCGGTTTGCCAGCCAGCAACCAGTCTGTGTTGGTCACCGGGTGATGTCCTCGTACCAGTGGCATCAGCCCTCACCACCCTCGTCTGTCCTCCGACCGCGACGCTTCTTGGGTGTCGCGGTCTCCCTTGGCGTGCTGTCGCCGGTGTCTTCCAGCTCGCCCCTGCCAGCGCCTCCGTCGGACTCCTGACCGTCGGCGACGCCCAGGCCGGCGAGCAGTTCGCGGGCCTGGATGCGGGACTGGGCGGCCAGCAGATCCTGCCCGTTGGCCTCGTGGTCGTCGGCACGGGCGCGCAGGATCTCCGCACGCCGCACACCTTCGACCACAACACGACCGATCTGCTCGCGTACCGCATCGGCACGGTCAGTCCGGCCGGACCGCCCGTAGCGGGCCATCTCCGCCCGGTAGCCCCGCATCTCCTCGACCAGGTCGTGATCCGACATGGTCAGAACCCCGCCGCGGGGATGACACCGGTGCCGGACATCACCGAGATCGACGACGGCCTGCGGTTCGCCATGAACGCCACGTACCCGTACACCTGGAACCGGACCTGCAGGGTGCCCGACAGGACCTCCATCAGCACCCGGGTACGCATCGCGCCCTCCCACAGGTACAGGTCGGAGGTGCGCATGGTCAGGACCCTGGTCTCGTTCGTACCAGCACCCAGGTTGGACGGGATGTTGCCGTCCATCAGTGCGGGCAGGCCGTACGCGAACCGTCCGACCGGACCTTCGGACGCCTCGCCGGTCTGCAGCGCGGCCGGGTTGAACGGCTGACCGTTCTCGACGGTGATCAGCGGACGCTTGGAGGTGTCCAGTTCCGACGTCGCCCAGTACCACAGCGACGGCAGCAGGAACACCGCGGTCGCCGGCATCTTCCGCGCGGTGGCCACCCGGCTGGCCGACTGCACCAGCGGCACGTACATCTCCGGCAGGGTCGGGTCGGCGTCGGTGTAGGTCACCGCGTTGATCCCCGACGTGTTGAGGATGCCGGTGACCTGCCCGTTCGCCCCCGTACCGGAGATGACCTGCACGTCCGTCTGCTGGTTGTAGTCGGCGATCAGGTCGGCGAAGAGCACCTCGTCGAACGTGATCGGGGACTGGTCGATGAGCTGCATCGCCACGTCCTGCTGGCCGGCGATCGTGCGCACCGGGGCGGACACGAAGTCGTCGGTGAGGTCCTGGCTGGTCACCGCCGCGGCGTCTGCGGTCTGCACACCGGTCCGCGTGCCGGTGAGGATCTTCGGCAGGTTCACCGAGTCCGTGCCGGCCGGCAGGGTCAGGTTCCGCACACTGTTGGCGACGACACGGCCGAACCGCGGCAGGTCGATGTACTCGTCGACCAACCACAGCGGCGGGACGAAGTAGCCGCCCTGCCCGTCGGTCCTGTTGGGGTTGACGCGACGCTCGAACACGCTTTCGTGGGCCCGCTCGGACACACCGTCGATGGTGCGCACCTCGCGCCGCGCCGCCTCCTCACGGCGCCGTTCCCGGGCCGGCAGTTCGACGTCGAGTTCCTTCGCGTGCCGCAGCAGGCGATCGCGGGCCTCGGTGTCGTTGCCGAACTGGGCCCGCGCCAGGTCCTGGAAGTACGAGTGGTCCCCGGTCTTGCGGTAGGTCATCGGCTCGTAGGTCACCACCCCACCGCCGACACCCCGCTGACCCGGGGCACGCTGCTCACCGCCGTACTTAGCGGCCAGCTCGGCGACGGTCTGGCCGCGCTTCTCCACCTCCTCCAGTTCGGCGATGCGGGCCTGCATCGCCTCGATGTCGCCGTCCTTCGCCCGGATGGCGTCCCGCGTCTCGGTGAACGTCGCCTGCTCGGCGTCGGTCAGGTGGTCACGCTTCTCCGCCGCCGGCCCGGCCAGGACACCGTCCAGTTGGGTCTTGAGCGCGGCCCGCTCCTCCAGCAGCTTCCCGAGCTGCTGGCGCAGAAACTCCAGCATGGAGTCCCGCCCCTCTCTCATCGTTGTTGTGTGGGTCGCGCCCGCGGTCCGTCCGGGTGGTGGCCCAGGTGGTGGCGCGCATCAGCGCGCTCCGGCGTGGGCTCCGGCGCGTCAGGTCGTGGGCTTGTTACAGGCCGAGCGCTTCGGCTTCGGCCAGGGCCAGCGACAAGGAGTGCCGCTGGCCGGTCTGTGGGTGCAGGCGCCGCTCCAGCCGCTCGAGCAGCACGCGGGCGTCGTCGTCGCCCATCCTGTCGATGTCCAACGACCGCAACGCGACGCTGGTCGCGGGGTTGGCGCCGAAGTTCACCACCGACACGTCGCCACGGTGCAGGTCCACCTCCAGGATGTCCCGCTGGTCGTAGTCCGGCGACCACAGTTGCCTCGTGACTCTGAACGCGAACGACATCTCGTCGACCGCGCCATCCTCCAGGGCGGCCAGCATGTCCCGCACATCACCCCGGGTCGGGTTGACGTCGGCGGACATGTGCAGGCCGGTGTCGTCCTCGGACAGACGCAGCGTCCCGGCCTTGGTGTAGGCCATGGACAGGCCGCCGTGGTTCAGCAGCAACTGAACCCCGGGATTCTCCGACAAGGTCTTGGTGAACGCGCCGGCGCGGACCACTTCGGAGTAGGGGCCCAGCCAGTCGAACATTTCGAACGGGTGTTCCGTCACCGAGGCGTACCCCTCGACCGTGGTCGACCCGCCGGCCTGGGCGCGCACCTCCAGTGCGACCGGGTACAGCCGCCGCTCCACACCGATGTGCGCACCGGCACGCTCGGACCTGTCTGGCATCACTGCCCCCCATCCACGGTCACCGGCACCGGCGCGGCCGTCTTGTTCGGTCTCGGTTCGTTACCCCACGGCACCGGCTCCCGGTCTTCCAGGTCCCGCACCTCGTTGATCGTCTCGAAGTCGTTCCTGATCGCGATCTCGTGCGCCCGGAACCGGGTCAGCAGGTCGGTGCGCAGCAACGCGCCCCGCTCAAACCGAACGAACTGTGCCGCCGGCAGCAACCCCGACAGGACACGCTCGATCCGCACCAGCCACGGATCCGCCGCATAGGTCAACAACGACAGGGATGCCTGCTCCAACGTCGAGTAGGTGAGGCTCCCACCAGTCTCGTAACCGAGCACCTGGGCGAACCCGGGCCCGAAGATGCGGCAACACTCGGTGCCGGTGTACTGGTTGGTCTCCAGGAACTGGGACTCGTTCGGGGCGATCTGGATGGTCTCGTACTTCCAACCCGACCCGAGCACCACCGGCTCACGGCGGCCCCGCAACGCCTCGACGAACCGCTGCTTGGCCGTGGACGCCTGCGTCTGGTCCAGACGCTGCTCCGAGGTCAAGATCCCCGAGGGGTGCGCGCCGTCCTCGAACCACTGCGACCCGAACCGCAGCGCGGCAATACCCGTGCCAATCGTCAACGCGTGCATCTCGATCGGAGACAGACCCATCACCTGACCGGGAACCGGATGCACCCGCCGATGCCACACCTGACTGGTGGGCACCTGCTGGCCGTTGACCCGCCACTCGACAGGACCGTTCAGATCCTGGCGCAACCTGACCAGGTCAGGGTGCTGCAACACGATCAGGGTCGGCGTGCCCATCCGCCCATCCCGCTCACCGACCAGGCCGACACTGTTCCCACGCAGCATCGCCGAGTACACGTACTGGTACAGCCAGTCCGGTGTCCCGTGCCCGTCACCACCCAGGTCAGCCAACCACCCGGGCAGCGGCAACGGAGCCTTGTCGCCGCCTGCGTACCGGTGCAGTGGCATCACCTCGGCCAGCGTCGCGATGAGGTTCACGCACGCCCATACGGCGACCTTCTGCAACGACGATTCGGTGCGGGACAGGTCCACCCTGGCGTACCCGACACCGGTCGCCGAGTTCGGTGGGATCGGCGGCGCGGCGAACAGCGCCCGACGCTCACGGGGCGCCGACGTGCCCAGAAGGAAACTCACCCGGCCCCCTTCCGACCCATCCGAGACGCCACCGAATCAGCCAACAACCCGGCCCCGGCGAGCATGAACCCGGCCGGATGCCACGCCAACCACGCCCCGTAGGCCACCAACCCCAGCCCACCCACACCCGGCGTCGCCCGCAACACCACACCCGCGGCCACAGCCACCACCACAGCCACGCGGCGGCGAACCCTCACCAGATGTTGTCCAGCGGATCGCCACCATGCCCGAACAGTGCGAACCCATGGCGTGCCAACGTCACCGCCACCAACGGTGAGATGTCCACCGTGCTGTCCCGCCGCGACCACGCCCACAACTCCCCCAACGGCCTCGTCTGCGCACCCGACAGAGCAGCGTTCAACTCCACCTGGTCGATGTGCCGCACCCCGCGGGCCACGATCTCCGCCTTGATCCGGCCACACGCCTGCCCGGCCTCACGCACCCCGGTCACATGCGGCTCAACCCCGGCCGTCCTCAGATCCGGGATCAACCCGCCAGCAGCACCCGCCCCGTCAAGCACCACCGCACACGGCCGCCAACGCTCCACCAACTCGACCAGCCGCTCCACGATCCACCCGGTACCCGGCCGGTGGTCCACCACCTCCAGGTGCACCAGCCCGTCCTCGCGGGCACCGCACACCGCGATCGCACCGGCCCCGTGGTCCGGGCGAATGTCCACCCCGAACGCCACCGGATCCCCGGTCAGCGACTCCACATCGGCCAACTGCGCCCACAGCCGCATGTCCACGACCGTCGGCAGACCCTCCTCATGCCACACGCCCAACCGTTCCCGGCCGAACTCGGCGCCCAACGCCTCACGCTCGGACTCGACGAACTCCTCGTCGATGCGGATCCCGAACGCCGGATTCGCCGCGGCCCACGCCCGCCGGTCACCCTCGTCGTCGCCCCGGTCAGCGCACCACTCCAGATAAGCCAGCCGGCGTGACTTCCCAGACCGGCCACGCACACACAGCTTCCGCAGCACCTCGGAGGTCAGCAGCGGCGCTGACGAGGCGTACACCAGTTGCGGATTCGGCCTCGCCGACAACGTCGGCAACAGGGCGGCCATCACCTCCGACGGCAGGTTGTACGCCTCATCGAGGATCACCCGATCCGCGGAGAACCCGCGCCCCGACCCGGTCGACCGGGCCACGAACCGCAGCCGCGCACCAGACCGAAGCTCGATCCCCTCCTCGCCGTGGGAGGTGCGCACCCGGGACACCAGTTTCCGCAGGTGGTCGGCGTTGGTGATCAACGCCAGGGCACGTTGGAAACCCTCCTGGGCCGTCTTGAACTCGTGCGCCGAGTGCAGAATCAACCGTTCGCCGAACAGGAACAACCCGGCCAGCTCCAGGGCCTCCAACACCGCGCCCTTACCGTTCTGCCGGGGCACGATCAACGCCGCCTCGAACGCCGCCCACTTCCCGTCGGCACGCTCACCGAGCATGTCCACCAGGGCGTCACGCTGCCACTGGTCAAGGTGCAGGCCCGCGCTTGCGGCCAGCTCGGCCGCCTCCTGCCCGGCGCTTGTCCTCGCCCGAGGAACCGTCCGATACCTGGGCCGCTGCGCGCCGAGCAGCACGGGCGGCGGCGAGATCGTCAACCGGACTCGCCTCCCTCCCAGTCGGCAGCCCATCAAGCTCGCGCACAACTTCAACGAGGAGCTTCAGTAGGGAAGCCTTGTCACGCGCCCCAATGTCACTGACAGTGAGATCCCGGGCAATCACATCGCGGACCGCCTCCAACGACTTTCTGCGATCACCCGACGCGATAACCCTTGCGAGATCGGCCATCCAGACCCCCAGACAGTCCCAACAGGACAGTCCACATCGGCCAGACTGATCAACTCCACCACAACGATCACAGTTGGTCACCACACGTGGGGAGAGACGGGAGCCCTTTGGGAGCGGGGTCGCCCGGTAACCAGTCAAAAACGGACATTATGGCACATCACCATCTGCGTGAGGTGGTGCGTCGAGGGGCTGTGAGTCGCTTGCCCTTGCGCGAGTTGCACGAGTGGTGTGCGGGTTGCAGGTTGTCCCGGTCGAGGGGGTCGCCTCCGAGGATGAGTGGGATCTTGTGGTCCACGGTGTCGGCGCCTGGCAGCCCGCACAGTGCGCATACGTCGGACTGGGCGAGGACCTCGGCTCGAACGCGTCGCCAGGGTCGGCCTACCCGCCCCCGCCCCCTACGCCCGTGGTGTGCCATGGCTGCCCCCGGTGGTGTGTGGGGGGCGCCCCCGGGTTACTGCGGGCCGGCCCCCGGGTGTTTGCCCCTGGTGACCAGGGTCTTGATCCAGGCCAGTGGCCAGACGATGGCGTTGCCGACCAGGAGGACGGCGAAGGCGCCGAGGACTCCAAGGATGATTAGGTTGAGGAGGATGGCTGCGGCTCCGCCGTTGTGGAATCCGAAGAGCAGCACTGCGCGTAAGGCGTCCATGTGGCGAGGGTAGGTGGCCCCGGCGGG